GTGAAATGTGCATCATTTTTTGCAGGTGTAGGAGGGATAGATAAAGGTTTTGAGGCCACTAACTTCTTTGATGTTATCTACGCAAATGAGTTGGATCAATATCCTGTGAAAACATATGAACTTAATTCTAAAATTAAAGTTGATTGTAGAGACATACATGATGTTAAGCCATCAGAAATTCCTGATTTTGATGTAATGTTAGCTGGTTTTCCTTGCCAAGCATTTAGTGTAGCTGGAAACAGACAGGGGTTTGAGGATGAAAAAGGTAGAGGAACATTATTTTTTGAGTTACTCAGAATAATTAAAGATAAAAAACCATCTGTAGTATTTTTAGAAAATGTAAAAAACTTGGTTAGTCACGATAATGGAAACACTTTTACTGTAATTATTAACGCTTTGAAAGAGGAAGGATACTTCATAAAGTATTCAGTTTTAAATGCTATGGAATATGGCAATATACCTCAGAATAGAGAAAGAATTTATATTTTAGGTTTTAGGGACAGGGAAACCTATAAAAATTATGAATTTCCTATGCCTATAAAGTTAGAAACCAATTTAAAAGATATAATAGATTTTGAAACTAAAATTGAAGATAAGTATTATTATACTCCTGGAAAATACAAGGGGGATATCTATGAAAAACTTGTTGAAGGAATGGACGATTCGAACGCTATATATCAATGGCGTAGAAAATATGTAAGAAAGAATAAAAGTGGAGTTGTTCCTACTTTGACAGCCAATCAAGGAGAGGGTGGACATAACGTATGTCTCATAAAAACTAAAAATGGTATCAGAAAAATGACACCCCACGAGTGTTTCAATACACAGGGATTCGATAAGAGTTTTTTATTGCCCTCTGATATGAGTGATGCTAGATTATATAAACAAGCTGGTAATTCAGTATGTGTTTCAGTCATTAATCGAATAGCTGAATGTATAGTTGATGCAATTAATGAAACTAAAGAACGAGCGTAGTGCAAGTACACCGCGCTCGTTCTTTTTATATGTTTGCTATCTGTTATCTTCTATAATTCTGCATCTTCTAATATCAAATATTATATCTGGGACTAAGTTGTAAGCATCGACAAATAGTGATTTTAAACTTACATGTGGCCTTCTTCCTTGATTTTTTTGATCCTGTATTGTTTCGCTTCTATTTGCTGGATATTTTCCAAATTCATCAGAATTAATTTTCAAATCATAAATATAAAGTAAATTTTCATCCAATTTAAAACGTAAAAAAACAAGATCGTCAAATTGTGTTTTTGGCCCAAATGATGATAAGTCACCATCAAATCGAGATGTTGCCTTGAACTCAATTTTTTTCCCTGTATTAGGGTCAGTCGCATCTCCAACTTCATTGCCACGATTCCATAGAAAACCAAGACAATAACAAGCCATCGGCTCACTTATGGCATCTGGCATGTTAATACCTCGGCGACTATTATTTGAGATATATGTATTCAAATCTTTCCATTTAAAATAAGCATTACAAGTTTCATCAATTCGGGCATCATCAATTATGATTTGACTAAAATTATTATAGATAGGCATAACTTATTCTCCTTTACTTTCTTCATCAATTATTTCTACAATATCATCTAATTTACAATTTAATGCGTGACATATTTTTAATAGTACATCTGTAGTAATGTTGGATCCTTTTTTAAGTTTTGAAATTGAAGATGAACTAATTTCTGCAATTTCTTGTAAATCTTTTTTCTTCATATTCCTGTCTATAAGCATTTTCCATAATTTGTTGTAACTTAATTTTAACATTTGCTTACTCCTTAAAATTGGTCAAATAAATCATCCCCTGTTGGATTTTGTGATTCTTCTAATTCAGAATAGTAATTTCTAATATTCGTATATTCCTCTTTGAGAGGAAAATCATCGCTATTCAATACACTGAAAATTTCGTAGTAATCATCTTTATTAAGCAAGACATCCTCAATATTAAACTCAAATGAAGAACCAACTACCTCGGGGTCATCAAATTCCTCTATATATTCATAGGGAACTTCTTCTTGATCACAGATATCTGATAAGTCATATTCGTCACTTTCCCAGTCTTGATTTATGGCTACCCAATTTGTAGTTAAAAAGTCTTTGCAATATGGGAATTCAGAACCGTATAAATTTTCGAAGAGTCTCTTTTGTTTTATTAAAAAATCGTATAAAAAAGAATTAGGGGTGTTATAAATATAATCTCCGGTAGTTCCTACTTCGTATCTAATAGTTGGATATAAAGCTTCAAGGAATGTAAAATAGCCGTTTTCCACATCGCATTTATTTAATAATTGCGTTAAATATGGTAGGAACACATACTCATCCATTTTATCGGATATCATATCGTAAAGCATATTAAAAGTGATATCGCCATAATTTCGAGACCTTTTATTCTCAAAAAACTGAGAGATATTAAAAAGGTGTTTATCCTTTTGCTTTGAAAAGTATAATGCACAAAAATATTCTTGGAAAGAGCGATGAGTAAAATGGTATCTACCACTTTCGTAGTACATTAAACACATACTGCCAGTTAAATCATCTAGAAAATCTTGATAAGACGATATAGCCATATCTTTTTTCTTTTCATTTAGATCTTTGAAATACTTCTCAAACTCCAGTTCCGTGAATTCAAATTTTTCATCTCGATAACTTCTGGCACAGAATTCTGCGAAGTAATCAGAGAATCTATCTGCACTGATTCCAGTTTTTAGTGTGCGCTTATAAGCACCTTTACTGGCGTCATGTTTTTGAGATAGTGCTTGATAGGCTTCCCTATAAAAAATATGCATTTTTGATGGGATTTCTGCAAATTGCTCATATGTCATTAACATAATTGTTAAAAGTAGTGGGTTTTGCGTAAATTCACGATGAGTTCGATACAATGTATTTTCAAGTTCACTTCTAAATGATGTTTTGATGTTAGGTTCATCTGGTCTAAAGTCGAGTTTATCAATTAGACTCAAGGCTTGAGTAATGTTAAAAGGTCTGAGTTTAAGTTCGGTAAACCTTTGAAATGAAACAAACATTCCTGTAGGTCTAGATGAAATGATGAACATATTATCTTTATATTTATCAGTAAAATACTCTAGATCTTGTTCGAACTTTTTTCTATCAGTAGAATTTATTTCGTCAAGACCATCGAATAATAAGATGCATCGGCCTGCGTTCAATTCTTCAAGTAACAAATCCATTTTTAGACCGTTACCCAACTGTTCAAATTTTTCAAATATAAAGCTTAGTATATTTTCATAGCCATTATTATAGTCTTTTAACTGTACGAAAATAGGGAGTTTTTTGTTTTTGCTATAGTTAGTTGCAGATTCTAGTAGTAGATGACGCATCATCATTGACTTGCCTAATCCACCTGTACCAGAAATTAAAATAAAGTCGGAACATTTCTGTAAATCATAGGCTGTTGCATTACTTATTATTTTTGTTCTATAAGTGTATTTTTTGATATGGATTCTTTGTTCAATATCGTTACATTCATAGAAATCATAAAAAGGCTTTGGTTCGTCTGAATAAATCAGTGTTTTCATTTTATTGTATTTTGAAAAGATATTATTTAGATAAACAGTGATTGGATTCTGTACTGAGGAATCTGTGTTTTCAACAAAGCTATCTGTTTCATTAAGAGGAATCTTTGAAATGCTTGGTTCAACTAACTGGTAATTTGATAAATCTATGTTCTCAAAAGTTAAATCAACATTGATGTTCTTATTTCTGCCAATATTAGATCTGAAAATTTTCTTTGAGTTTTTACCATTTGGTTGCTGAAACCATGCCTTTATAGTATTTTTCCCTATGGTATTATCCTGACGATTTAAAATGATAAAATGCCAAATTCCAAGTAAGAACGTTGAAAGATTCACTTCTTCAATTGAACCCAGAAAGTTTTTTTCAACAGGCTGATTTCCATCCTCAATGAAAAATAAATCATTATTTATCGAATCATCCAATTCAATCAGCTCCAATAAAGCAGAGGCCAACCAAGAAGCATAGTTATCTGTATCTAAATATTTTGTTACAAAATCATGCATTCTATTTGAAACAGCAAAGTAATTTGTTGTTAGTTCTATATTGAAGTTATTTATAAATTCTCCCTTTTGGAATGGTAAATAAGCGCTGCTAGAGGATTTACATGACTTATACCTTGATGTTACGGTTTTGAAAGAGTCAGTAGAAGGAGCCTTAAAAGTAGGAAATGCTACTCTTATTAAACTTGAAAAAATTTCTTTATCAGAAAGTCCGTCAGAGGAGCCTTTGATCATTTCTCTAGGCGCAGTCCTTTGTTTTCTTGCCTCTAAAATTAAAGATAAAAATGTACCTCCACAAAGGCGTGGAGGATTAGAGTTTGCCATTGCAACACCTCCCAATATAATTCTGAAACGATATTAACCATAGTAACTTTGGTAACTATTTAAAGAAACATTATTAACTATAGACTAATCCTTAGAGAGATATCTCTAGGGATTTTTTACTTATGTATATTATATCACGCCGTTAATGAGATTTCACTGATTTTATTGCAAATAGAGTAAAAATAGTGCAATTGAGTTAAAAATACTTTTTTAGCACAGCGGATAAATATATCTAATAAAAAATCATTCTTTTATAGCAGTGACTGATTAATAAATCGGCCTGCACAACTAAATTATCACAGAGCCTGATTAGCTATAGGGCGATGGGATACATCATATTTCACTCACGGATTTATCTGTGAGGTGCTATGTGAAGTACCTCTATTTTACTATGGTTATTTTTAGGTAGGAGAGTCGGTGCTTCATATAGCATCGGCTCTTTTTGTATCCCTTCGTCCTACTGCAATCGGCAGAAAGGAAGGGATTTCAAATGAAAATTCGTAAAACAAGACAAGATGAACGTGGAGTATACAAATACTCATATCAAGTTAGAACGGAAAATGGTGGGTACAGAACAGAGACGGTAGTAATTAAGCCAGGAGAAGATGGTGTAACTGAGATGGACATTAAAAGACTCCATGCACTGGATGATAGTGAGGTTTATTACAATTGTAAGAATCTTAGACCGGAAAGAAGTGCTGAAGAAAAAGAAAGAATTAAGGCATTCGAAAAAGAGTATGTTCAAAAATTCAAACTTCAACATGGCTATGAACCAAATAAGGACGCTATCAAAGATGCTGTCAGCGAGGCTTTTCCATCAAATTATAATCTATCTTTAGATTTTGCTTTTGAAAATGAGATTGATGAAGACAAGTCCAGCGTTATTGCAGCAACAGCAGTTCCATTTGATGACAAGTTTGAATGGTCAGAGGAGATGGAAGATATAAGGGAACTTCTATCAGATAAACAGCGGGAGGTTCTTGACCTTAAATTTATTTACGGATACACACAAAAGGAAATTGCAGATATGCTTGGCGTTACCAAGATGGCAATAACAAAGAGACTGGCATCTGCGTATGATGTAATCAGAAAAAACATGAAAAGATAAAAAAATTTTTAGGCAGGGTTTACTACCTTGCCTTTTTCTTTGCCTGTGATTTGTAAGGGAGAATACGAGCCCTACAGAAAGGAGGCAAAGCTATGAAACACAAAGTCGTAATTAATGTAACAAATGAAGATGGAAAAAAGACACCTGTGCTTAAAGGTGCAATCAGAAAACTTCCATCAAAAATTATTAAGTGGCTGTTTGGAGATTATACACAGGTCTATCTTCTTAAGCCCGGAGAAACTGTTGAATCTGTAGATGTCAAAGAAGTATTAAAAGGAGAAATGTAATCATGAAAAAAGAAGTAATTAAAAACATCATCACAGACTTAGAATCGCTCGTGAAAAATCTAAAGGAGCTGATAAAAGATGAAAAGGAAGAAAAAGTACCGAAGTCAAAAGAGTTAAAACTGGAAGACTTAAGGGCGGTGCTTGCTACCTTAAGTCAGCATGGGAAAACTGCAGAGGTTAAAGAGCTAATTGTTAAGTTTGGCGGAACGAAGTTATCTGATGTACCAAAGGAAAACTACAGTCAGCTACTAAAGGAAGCGGAGGAAATCAAAATTGACTAAGCATGCAGTTTTATCTCCATCAAGTTCCCATAGGTGGCTTAACTGTACACCAAGTGCTGTGCTTGAGCTGGAGTTTGAAAATACCAGTTCATCTGCAGCAGAAGAAGGAACAGCGGCACACGCCTTTTGTGAGCATAAGCTGAAAAAGGCATTGAAGATGCGAAGTAAACGACCTGTATCCGATTATGATTCCGATGAAATGCAAGAATGTACGGATGCCTATGTGGATTTTGTTTTGGAGCAGTTAGAAATAGCCAAGCAGAAATGTAAGGATCCGGCTATTTTGATTGAACAGAAAGTGGATTTTTCAGAGTATGTTCCAGATGGATTTGGAACTGCCGACTGCTTGATCGTTTCAGATGATAGGCTTTGCATTATTGACTTTAAGTATGGGCAGGGAGTGCTTGTTGATGCCTATGATAATTCACAGATGAAATGTTATGCACTTGGAGCACTGGCAATTTATGAAAGCCTATATGACATAAAAGAAGTCAGTATGTCAATCTTTCAGCCTAGAAGAGAGAATGTTTCTACTTGGATGATTTCTGCAAGCGAACTAAAGAAGTGGGCAGAGGAAGTTCTAAAGCCTAAAGCAGAGCTTGCTATTAAAGGCGAGGGAGAATATTGCTCAGGTGATTGGTGCAAATTTTGTAAGGCTGCAGTTAGGTGTAGAGCAAGGGCGGAAGAAAAGCTAAAACTTGCAAAAGATGAGTTTAAACTACCACCACTATTAACAGATGCTGAAGTAGAAGAAATCCTAGTGGTTATTCCCGATTTAACATCATGGGCAAATAGCATCTTAGCTTATGCAACAGATATGGCAGTTAATCATGGTAAAGAGTGGGATGGCTTTAAGGTTGTAGAAGGTAGGTCTGTAAGAAAGTATAAGGATGAAGCTGCAGTAATAGAAAAGGCGAAAGAAAATGGTTATTCCGATATTTTCAAGACCAGCCTTATTACACTTACTGAAATGCAGAAACTAATGGGAAAGAAAAAATTTGAGGAAATTCTAGGTGACCTCATTGTCAAACCACCTGGAAAACTGACACTTGTTCCAAACTCAGATAAACGTCAGAAAGTAAATGTATCAAATGTAAAAAACGAATTTAATGAAATAATGGAGGAAAATTAAAATGGCAAATATTAGTAGAACAAAGGTAATCACAGGAAAAGACACAAGACTTTCATATTTTAATGGTTGGGAGCCAAAATCAATCAATGGAGGACCTGAGAAGTATAGTGTATCTCTTCTTATTCCAAAGGATGATAAAGAAACAATTACGGCAATTGAAAAGGCGATTGATGCTGCAATCGAAGAAGGAATAGGTAAGTTTGGTGGAAAGAAACCGAACAAAGCTGCTATTAAACTTCCACTTCGTGATGGGGATATTGAGCGTGATGATGAGGCATATAAAGGTCATTATTTCATCAACGCAAATAGCGTGACAGCACCCCAAATTGTAGATAAAGCTGTAAAACCTATCCTTGATAGAAGTGAAGTATATTCAGGTTGTTATGCTCGTGTATCAATTAGCTTTTATGCTTTTAACTCAAATGGTAATAAGGGAATTGCCTGCGGTCTTGGAAATATTCAAAAGATTAGAGATGGTGAGCCACTTGGTGGAAGAAGTAATGCTTGTGATGATTTTACAAGCCTAGAAGATGATGACTTCTTGGCATAGGAGGTCATTATGACATTAATTGATTGGTTTATCGCTATTTTCATCGGCACATGGCTTTTGGATTTTGTAGCAAAAACACTGGTAAGTCTTTATCTAGACATCAGAGAAAAGATAAACAGAAAGTAACATGGTGGGTGGCACTAATCTGCCACCCTTATTTTTAGTGGAGGTGATGAAGATGGAAACTATCAGTATTGACATTGAAACCTATAGCAGCGTAGATCTTAAAAAGTGTGGTGTATATAAATATGCCGAGTCCGATGATTTTGAAATACTCTTATTTGCTTACAGTATTGATGGGAGTGAAGTTAAAGTCATAGATTTAGCAAAAGGAGAGGAAATCCCTGCTGAAATATTGGACGCACTCACTGATGAGAACATAAGTAAATGGGCATTTAATGCACAATTTGAAAGGGTTTGTTTATCAAGGTATTTAAGGGATAAAGGTATTAGTCTAGATCCTTTCTATGATAATCATGAACTTAGTACATCAGTGGCGATGTTTTTAAATCCGACTTCTTGGAAATGCACCATGATTTGGTCAGCCACACTGGGACTTCCATTATCTCTTGAAGGAGTAGGTGCTGTGCTTGGACTTGATAAGCAGAAATTAAGCGAAGGTAAAAACCTAATCAAGTATTTTTGTGTACCCTGCACTCCGACAAAAACTAACGGAAGAAGAACAAGGAATCTGTACTTCCATGATGAAGAAAAGTGGGAAGAATTCAAATCATATAACAAGCGTGATGTGGAAGTGGAGATAGGAATTCAAGAGAAATTATCGAAATTTCCTGTCTCAAGAGATATATGGGATGAGTTTTATTTAGATCAGGAAATCAATGATAGAGGCATTGCTATTGATCCTGTACTTGTTGAATCCGCGATAGAAATCGATAGTAATGTTAGAGAAAACATTATGAAAAAACTTGTAGATATTACAGGTCTTGAAAATCCTAATTCCGTTCTGCAGATGAGAACTTGGCTATCTGAACATGGGCTTGAAATGGAGTCTTTAGGCAAAAAGGAAGTAGCAAAAGAACTAAAGACTGCATCAGACGAACTAGTAGAGGTTCTTACTTTAAGACAGCAGTTATCAAAGTCTTCTGTTAAGAAGTATACAGCAATGAAAAATGCTGCTTGCACAGATAATAGGGAAAGAGGAATGTTTCGTTATTATGGTGCAAACAGAACCGGAAGATTTGCAGGAAGACTTGTTCAGTTGCAAAACCTACCACAAAACCATCTGCCAGATTTAGCTGATGCTAGAGCACTTGTAAGGAATAAAAATGTAGATGCGATTGAAATGCTATATGAAGATATCCCAGATACCTTATCTCAACTGATTAGAACTGCCTTTGTACCTCAAAACAATAACAAATTCATTGTGGCTGACTTTTCTGCCATTGAAGCGAGAGTCCTTGCATGGCTTGCAGGCGAAAAATGGAGAATGAAGGTCTTTGAAGAAGGTAAAGATATCTATTGTTCATCGGCTAGTCAGATGTTTGGAGTTCCTGTTAAAAAGCATGGTATAAATAGTCATCTTAGGCAGAAAGGTAAAATTGCAGAACTGGCACTTGGCTATGGTGGCTCGGTAGGTGCCTTAAAAGCTATGGGAGCACTTGATATGGGACTTGCTGAAGAAGAACTACAGCCACTTGTAGATGCTTGGAGAAATTCAAATACTATGATTACCAGTCTTTGGTGGAATGTGGATAGAGCAGTCAAAACCTGTATAAAGCAAAGAATAGAAACGAAAACTCATGGCATAAAATTCTCATGGAAAAGTGGATTTTTATTTATTGAACTTCCTTCAGGAAGAAAACTTGCCTATGTAAAACCTAGAATTGGTGAGAATAAATTCGGTGGAGAGTCAGTTACTTATGAAGGAGTAGGTAATGCAAAAAAGTGGGAAAGACTGGAAAGTTATGGTCCTAAATTTGTAGAAAACATTATTCAAGGAACGGCAAGGGATATTTTGATTTTTGCCATGAAGACATTAAGGAACTGCCAGATAGTAGCTCATATTCACGATGAAATAATAATAGAGGCAGATAAAAGAATGAGCCTTACTGCAGTATGTGAGCAAATGGGAAGAACACCACCTTGGGCGAAGGGATTACTTCTTCGTGCCGATGGTTACGAATGCGAATTTTATAAAAAAGATTAGAAAAATTTTGAGCGGGGTTTACTATCCGCTCTTTTTCTTTGCCTGTGATTTAGAAGGTAATAGTGCCTTCAAAAAAATTACAGGAGGTCAAATAGATGACTATTGAAGAAAAAATCACCTACTTGGAAACAATGGATAAGGTAAGAGACCAGCAAATAAAAGAGCTCCAAGTGGCAGTAGAAGAATTAAGCGGATGTGTGAATGGAGGTGTTAATCATGAAAGCAATGATTCCAATGAATGATTATGGCATTATGGCTGACAAGCACAACACCGCCAGAGTAGACAGCAGATTTGTTGCACAGTTCTTTGAGAAGAATCATAAAGAAGTGCTAAGGGATATCAGAAAAGTAGTATCAACTGACTCTGGCTTAAGTGAAGAATTCACTGAGCTCAATTTTGCGCTCAGTGAATATAGAGATACTACTGGAAGAAAACTACCATGCTATCTGTTAACAAGAGACGGTTTTACCATTTTGGCAATGGGCTATACCGGACCAAAGGCTATGAAGTTTAAAGAACTATATATCAAAAAGTTTAATGAGATGGAAGATTTCATAACAACGCTTATTTCAGCAAGAGAGATGTTTCCTATCTTAACTGAAAATATTACTTTAATTCATGACCATCCAAAGGCTTACCACTACAGTAACGAATGCGACATGATAAATCGACTTGTTCTTGGGATGTCAGCAAAACAGTTCAGGGAATTGTATGGGCTAGATAAAGGACAAAGTATTCGTCCTTATCTAAACTCTGGTCAAATGTATCTAATAGATAGATTGCAAAAAATTGATGCAGGGTTACTTATTTCAACACCGGACTATCAATCAAGAAAAAGACAACTCGAATGGTATTTAGGAAAGATTGGAAGGGAGGCAGATTATGAGTAAGACATACAAGAAGCACCTTGAAAATCCAAACTTCAGACCACTTGCATATATCTGCTCTCCATATAGTGGTGATAAAGAGTTAAACATCAAGAAAGCCATTCACTATGCAGAACTTGCCTATAAGAATGGTGCAATTCCTGTCACACCACATCTCTTATTTCCTTTTATGGATGATAGAGATTTAGAACAAAGAAAAGATGCACTTTTCATGGATATCATACTTCTTGGTAAATGCCAGGAAGTATGGGTGTTTGGCAGTCAAACGACTGAAGGCATGAAAAGAGAAATTGAAATTGCTGAAAAAAGAAAACAGGTGATTAAGTATTTTACAAGTGAGGGTTTGGAGGTTAAGACAAATGCTAAATTTTAAAATTCATACTGCTACTTGTATTGGAAATAGTAGCAATTGTATATATCCAAATGAGGTCTTGGTATCTGATAGGGATAGCTTTATAAAAGCTATCTCTTTTGACCATGTTACAGCAGAGTTTCAAGGAAGTTATAGAAGTAAAGATAAGTTCATAACTTCTAATTGCATACCTATGGACTGTGACAATGATCACTCAGATGATGAAAAAGACTGGGTGACACCTTTTGATGTTGCATTAGACTTCCCTGATGTATGCTTTTATGCTTCCTACAGTAGGAACCACATGAAAATTAAAGGCTCTAAGTCAGCAAGACCAAGATTTCATGTGTATTTTCCTGTTAAGGAAATAAAAGATGCTGATGAATACGCTGATTATAAAGTGCAAATTCAAGCTAAATTTCCATATTTTGATGATAATGCTTTAGATGCCGCAAGGTTTATTTATGGCACATCAAATCCGGAAGTGGAACTTTATGAAGGGGATTTAACAGTTACTGACTATTTAGGAAGAAGAAAATTTGAGGATCTACCTATATTAGGTAGCCAAATACAAGAAGGAAGCCGTAATTCTACATTAAGCCATTTTGCAGGAATTATCTTAAAACGATACGGGAAAAGCGAAAAGGCAAAAAAAGCATTTTTAGAGGAATCTGAAAAGTGTAACCCTCCTTTGGATAGGGAAGAACTTTCACTCATTTGGAAGAGTGCAATCAGCTTTTATGAAAATATATCTAAACAAAAAGGATATATACCTCCAGACGAATATAAAAAAGTTTCTTGGGAGAAGCCATTACCGTTTACGGGAGAAAAGATGCCAGATTTTCCTATTGAAGCCCTTCCTAAGGCTTTACGAAACTATGCAATTGCTGTAGGAAAATCAACACAGACTCCTGTGGATATGGCAGCAGTTGGAGTTCTTGCTACTGTATCAGCTTGTATGAAAAATTTATATAAAGTTGAGGGAAAAGCGGATTGGCATGAACCAACTAATATTTACAGCGTAATTATAGCAGAGCCTTCGGAAAGAAAGTCTGCAGTTATTTCGCTTGTCATAAAACCTGTGGATGAATATATCAAAAAATATAACCAAATTCATAAAGTGGAGTTTGAAATGTCTAAAGTCATCAAACAGAGATTAGAAAACAAGAAAAACAGTCTTCTGAGCCAAAGTAAGAAAAAGGGAGAGGACAAAACTGCTAGTGAATTTAATGATGAAATCAGAAGTGTGGTAGAAGAACTTGTAAATTTTACAGAAAGTAAGCCTTTAAAGGTTTATGTGGATGATACGACTACTGAAAAACTCACAGAAAGTTTGGCAGAAAATAATAATGCTATTTCTATTATTTCATCTGAAGGTGGAATTTTTGATGTCATATCAGGCACTTATTCCAGCAAGGTAAATATTGATGTTTTTCTTAAAGCCTACTCCGGAGAAAACATATCCGTAGATAGAATTATGAGAAATTCTATCTATGTTGAAAATGCGTGTCTTAGCATTCTCTTGTCTGTTCAACCTGTAGTGATTGGTGAGCTAATGAGAAATAAGAAGTTTCGTCATAGAGGGCTAACCGCAAGATTTCTATACACTACACCACAATCTTTTGTTGGAAAAAGGACCTTAGAATCAGAATGCATTTCCAAAGATGTATATAGGGAATATAAGGAGTTAATCGATAATATTCTGATGGAAGAAAAGACGGGAAATACACAAATTATAAAGCTGAGTGAAAAGGCAAAGGAACTCTTAAAAGAGTATTTTGACTGGGTGGAACAAAAGCTTGTAGGTGAATTTACTATGTACAGCGATTGGCTCGGAAAACTAGTGGGAAATACGCTTCGCATTGCAGGGATACTTGCAAGAAGTAGTGTGATAAAAAAAGATGTGGGAGATGCTCTTTTAGAAGAAGATTCAGCGATTGTAATTGATGAAGAAGTTTTTTCTAATGCTGTTAAAATTGGAAAATATTTTTTAGTCCATGCAGTTAATGCCTATGGAGATATGGGAGTTCGTTCAGACTTTAAGGCTGCTCTTATGGTTCTTGAAAAATTAAAAGAAAAAGAACTTGTAAACATTACAAGAAGGGAAGTCATGAGACTTTGCAGGTGGGTTGGAAGTGCAGAAGAGGCACAGAGCATACTGGACAATCTTGAAGACTATGGATATATCCGTCTTTCAGAAATAGATCCGGCAGAAAAAATGAGAAATGGAAGACCTAAGAATGTGGTGTATTCCATCAATCCGAGTGTTTTATCGGAGTAAAAGACTTTTTTGTCACACATATAAGGGTTTTGTCACGCTGTTCCCACGTCCCATACACAGTTCTATATGTAGCAATACTTTATATATATATAAATAAATTAATTTAAAAAAGCTATCTATATAGCGACAGCGTGACAAAATAGGACAAAACTATTTTTAACAATTTGATGAAAGGAATAGAAATACGATGATTACAAGAAATGAAAGAAAAATTGAAGTTTATGAAAATGCAGGAGCGTATATGAGACTCCTTAAGACAGTAGGGACAAAAGCGGTAGTTGCAATTAGTCCTGTACTTCATGCCAAGGATACAGGTAGGTTATTAAAGGCATTAAATACTATTGATGAAATCTGTTCAAAGGCTGATAGTAATATGTTTTCTGACTATCCTAATCTTGGAAATAAATATGTTGATGTGTTTTACGGCAATTTAGCTAGTGAGACAAGAAATGATATTGATGAAAAAATAAAGGTTATGGCAAAGGAGAGAGTAGATGAGCTGTTTAAGAGAAAGTGATATTGAAAAATGCTTAGTTCGTAAGATTAAAGAAAAAGGTGGTTTTGCAATAAAATTTGTAAGTCCTAGTCTATCTGGTATTCCAGATCGTTTACTTCTTCTCCCAGAAGGGAAGTTTGCTTTTGTAGAACTTAAGGCAAAAGGAAAAAAGCCTAGACCTCTTCAGTTAAAAAGAATGGCTGATTTTAGGAAGTTAGGTTTTAAATGTTTTGTGATTGATGATAAAGAGCAAATCGGAGGTGTTATTGATGAAATTAAAAAATTGCAGTAACTGTGGCAGCAGATTTGAATATAAAGGCAGGCATGGTAATAGAAATAATAATTTTTTCTGTTCATATGAATGCTACTTAGCGTTTAAGACTAAAAAAATTAAGGTGAAATGTGACTGGTGTGGTAAAGAATTTATGAAAAAGAGAAGTGATATAGCAAGAACTAAGCATAATTATTGTTCGCATAAATGCACTGATGATTATAAACGATGGACAGGATTGTCTGGTAAAGCCCCTGTAATTGATGGAATTCCTGCTCATAGAGTTATTGCATCTGAGAAAATGGGAAGACAATTACATCACTATGAGGAAGTGCATCATATTGATGGAAATCATGATAATAACCGAATTGAAAATATAGTTATTTTATCAAAATCGGAACATGCAAAAATTCATGCAGCAGGAAAGGAGAGAGATAGATTTGGGAGATTTGTTAAAGCAAAGTCAGATGCATAATTACCAAAACTTTGCAAGCAATCATATAGTAACTCATCCTGTTTCAGCGGTATTGCTTGAATGTGGCTTAGGAAAAACAATAATAACTCTTACAGCTATAAATGATTTAATGTATGACTATTTTGATGTGTGTAAAGTTTTAGTGATATGTCCACTTCGCATTGGATTGAATGTATGGAAACAAGAGTGCGAAAGATGGGAACACACTAAAAATCTTAGATGTTCTATTGCGATTGGAACAGAAGAAGAAAGAAAAAAAGCCTTATCCAATTCAGCTGATATTTATATCATTAACCGTGAAAATGTAGATTGGCTTATTACAAAAAGTGGCTTTAAGTGGTTTTTTGATATGGTGGTAATTGATGAACTATCATCTTTCAAAAGTTATCAGGCAAAAAGGTTCAAATCACTTCTTAAAGCAAGACCAAAGGTAAAGAGAATCGTAGGACTTACAGGAACTCCATCAAGTAACGGTCTTATGGATTTGTGGGCAGAGTTTAGACTCCTAGATATGGGAGAAAGGCTTGGAAGATATATCACTCACTACAGACAAAACTTCTTTGTACCAGATAAAAGAAATCAGCAGATGATATTTTCATATAAACCTAAAGATGGAGCAGAGAAAGAAATCTATCAGCTTATATCAGATATTACGATTTCCATGAAATCAAAAGATTTTCTGAAAATGCCAGAATGCATTATGAATGAGGTGGTGGTTTCATTATCGGAAAAGGAACAAAAACTATATGATTCCTTAAAAAAGGATATGGTGCTATCCATTGAAGATGAAGAAATCGATGCTATAAATGCTGCAGCCCTATCTAGTAAACTTCTTCAAATGGCAAACGGTGCTGTGTATAACGATGATAAGGAAAGTATTCATATTCACGATAGAAAACTTGATGCGCTTGAAGACTTAATCGAAGGAGCTAATGGGAAACCAGTCCTTATAGCCTATTGGTTTAAACATGATTTGGAAAGAATAAAGAAAAGATTTGATGTTAGAGAGATTAAGACCAGTAAGGATATAAGTGATTGGAATAATGGGAAAATTCCTATAGCTATCATTCATCCTGCAAGTGCTGGTCATGGACTTAACTTGCAATTAGGTGGATCAACACTTATATGGTTTTCACTTACTTGGAGTTTAGAACTTTATCAGCAAACCAATGCAAGGCTTTATAGACAAGGACAAAAAGACACAGTAGTTATTCATCACATTGTTTCTGAAGGTACTATTGACGAAGATGTGATGAAAGCACTAAAGGCAAAAGAGAAAATGCAAGATGCACTGATTGATTCAGTTAAAGCAAGATTAAAGTAACGAGGAAAAGAGGTTCTATGGAGAACTTACCTCAAGTTGGAGGTAAGAATGGAAATAAAAGAATATTTAAAGCAAGCATATCTGCTTGATAAAAGAATACAGCATTACCTAGAAGATATAAAAAGACTTAGGTTAATGGCAACAAGTGTATCCTCTCCAAGATATGATATAGACAGAGTTCAAACTAGCAAAAATACTGAAGCACCTTTTGTGAAAAGTTTAAATAAAATAATGGACTTGGAGGCAAAGATAAATGAGAAACTTATATTGTTTATCAGTCTTAAAGAGCAAATTCTTGACATGATTTCAAAACTTGAAAGTGTGGATGAACAACTGCTACTTACCTATCGTTATTTAAACAATATGACATGGGATGAAATAGCAAAGGAACTTCATGCTTCAAGAGCTACAGTTTTAAGGTGGCATGGGAATGCACTAGTTAAGTTAAAAATGCCTGAAAATCCTATAGATATAAAAAGTTGATACAAAATGAGACGCTTTGAGACACTTTGAGACTAAATAATACTGTTTGACTATCTTTTAATAGTTTTGCCTTTGTGGTATGATATACTTAGCAAAAATTATAAGAATACAAGCCTTGAGAGAGAAATCTTTCAGGGCTTTTCTTATGCCCAAAAGGAGGTGGAAGACTTGCCAAGAAAACCAAAGCGTCCATGTTCATATTCTGGATGTCCTAACCTAACTGATGGTAGGTTTTGTGAGAAACATCAAAAGGAGGAGAACAAACGCTACGAGAAGTATGACAGAGACCCTGCTATACGCCGTAGATATGGACGAGCATGGAAAAGAATAAGAGATGCCTATGTTAGAGAGCATCCGTTTTGTGAGGAGTGTTTTAAGAAAGGAATTATAGTTCCTGTAGAAGAAGTGCATCACATCAAACCTCTTTCTGAAGGTGGGAATCATAACAAAAGTAATTTGATTTCTTTATGCAAATCGTGTCATGCAAGAATTCATGCAGAAAGAGGAGACCGTTGGAATAAAAAATAAAGGGGAGGGCGGTTAAAATCTCTACGAACCTATACCTTGGGGAACGGGCGTGGGGTCTCACGCACAAAAACGCAGGTTCAAAGAGGGTATTAAAGAAAACTAAAAAATATGAATGGAAAGGAAGTGATGAATGTGGCCAAAGACGGAACATACAGAGGTGGCAGAAGAGTAAAAGCAGGAGATAAACCAAGGCCAATAGCTGAAAAAATACAAAATGGAGAAAAAGTAAAACTGCTTGCAAATGATATACCGGATATGTACTATGCAGAACTTGATTCTGTAGATTTACCTGATGGTGTAGAACTTGATGGAATAGATATGCCAAAACCTGGTGAGTACCTATCTGCAAAACAAAAGGATGGTATTCCACTAGGCGCAGATGAAATATATAAAGAAACATGGCTGTGGCTAAAGGAGAGAAAATGCGAAAAGTTAGTAAATAAAAGATTGCTTGAGTCATATTCACAGGCCTTTGCCAGATATATTCAATGCGAGGATGCTATTAGTAGATATGGAATGCTTGGAAAGCACCCAACAACAGGTGGAGTAATTGCTTCGCCATTTATTCAGATGTCATCACAGTTTCAAAAAACAGCAAATCTTATTTGGTATGAGATATACGACATCGTCAAACAAAACTGTACAGAAATTTATGAAGAAGATAGCGATGACCTTATGGAGCAGCTATTAAGAAGAAGGAGATAAGAAAAATGATAGAAAAAGTAAATCCAAAACACCCAGATAAAATTGCAGATAGAGTTGCGGGTGCGATTGTAGATATAGCATATAAAAATTGTGATAATCCTAAAGTTGCCGTAGAAGTATTAATCGGTCATGGTGTTTGTCATGTGATTATAGAAAGCACGGTCAATTTTAAGTATAAGGACATTAAAGAGGCAATAGCTCGTATTGCAGGAAATGTAAAAAAGGATATAGTAATCGTTCCTCAAGATAAGCATCTACCCAACATCTCACGACACGAGCTGACGACAACCATGCACCACCTGTCACCGATGTACCGAAGTAAAACTCTATCTCTAGAGCGGGCATCGGGATGTCAAGACCTGGTAAGGTTCTTCGCGTTGCTTCGAATTAAACCACATGCTCCACCGCTTGTGCGGGCCCCCGTCAATTCCTTTGAGTTTCAACCTTGCGGTCGTACTCCCCAGGCGGAGTGCTTAATGCGTTAG